CTATTCTCCCTTTGAGTTTGCCACTAAAAATTTATACGATCCAGTTGGTACAGTAGAGGGTCGTAGAAGTAACAAAGATTCACGAAGATTAGATGCGAAGCCTCAAGGGGCCATGTCATCTTCATCAGCTAGTATATCTACATCTGCTATGGATATTGTCGGTTCAAGTGAGGGTGGTGCTGCAGGATATGATGCTATCTATGGATTCAGTGGTCCAGGAGGAGATCCTTCTATACCAGAAAAACATGGAGGTAAAAATTTATCTCAACTCACTATTGGTGAAGTTATAGCAATTGGTAAATCTAGAGTAGGAAATAGAGGAGCATTGGGTAGGTATCAATTCATGCCAACAGTTCTTGAAGGATTATTATCTATTGCTGGCCTAACTAAAAACGACATATTCAGCCCTAAAAATCAAGACCACCTTTACAAAGTATTTACACAACGCAATGTGCAAGAGTTGATTAATAGCGGGATAGAGCCTACTGCGGAAAATCTTCACCTTGCTCATGCTGTCGGAGCTGGTGGTGCTAGTAAACTACTGAAGGCTGATCCAAATGCTATCGCTGCTGATGTACTTGGATATGAAAAGGGAGGCAATATAAGAAAAACCAATCCACATCTAGAAACGACAACAGGTGAATATATTGCAAGTATAACGGGTAAATATAAAGGCGGTACGTCTGGTGGTTCTTCATCTTTTGCAGCTGCTGATCCAAGCAGTGCAACAACAAGTACTTCTTATGCTGATAACTATGCACGTAGAAGTAAAGAGGCTAAAGATGCTGAAAAATATGAAGAAGGTAGTGATTCGTTTGTTGGCCCAATGCTCGCTAAGAATGAAAAATCCAAGCCTTCAGCATTGAGTGCATTTGCAAGTCAGTTTAGTATTGAATCATTTACATCTGACTTTGCTGCAAAGACAAAAGAATTAACCGATGTCGTCGATTCAATGTTTGCCGCACAAACTCAACAAGCACCAACTATAATGGCCGATAACTCCAGTGTGACAAATGTCACCAACAACTCATCTGGTGGAGGTGGTGGACTGTCTATTAACCAGGTTATATCTAATCATATGTCAAATATGAACTGGCAATTCAACACAATGTCAGGTGGCGCAAGAGCATAAAAAAAGGGCCAATAGGCCCTTTCCTTTTTAATCGTTCAACAGTGCTTTGAACTGATCAATATCCTCATCACCATCAGAATCCCACGGTGCTGAATCCTTTGCTGGTGAAGCAGCTTTCAATGTCTTCAGAGGCTTTGGTGCTTCATGACCTTCATCCTCGTCTAGATTAGCAAACGATGCGTTCTGTCCACTGACTTGATTGCTTCCATCCAATGCCAGGACACGGTACAACTTAGTCTTCAACTCATCATATGGCTTGAAGTGCTCTTCTTTCAGAAACTCTTGCAGTGAGTGCTCTGACTTCCAAATCTTTTCCAGTTCGCTATCATCATCGCTTAGTGGCTCTGGTTTATCGAATTCAGACTTGTCGTAGTTACGGTATCCTTCAACCTTACGGATCTTCAGCTTAAAGTTTGCACCAGCCCAAAGATCAAACGGGTTAACAGGATTCTCGTCCTCAAATTCTGGGTTCATTGCAGCATTCAGCTTATCAAAGATTTTCTTTCCGTACTTAAACAAAAAGACTTTACCTTCGTTCTCTGGATGTGCCTTATCACTAATAACCATGATGTTACTAATGAAGTTCAGTTTACGCTTTTGCTTGCGTACTTGTTCCTTGTTTGCTTCAATACCAGTAGCCCATAGTTGGCTATTGTATTCAGAAACAGGATCTTGCCTACCTAAAGTGGTAAGCGACTTTTCGATATACCATTTGCCAGTAGGACCTTGGAATCCATGATCGAATAAACGAACGAATGGAACATCCTCGCCGTCTGGTGCTGGTAGGAAACGAATCACAGCAAAGCCGTTACCGGACTTATCTACTTCTGGTTGCCAAAAGCGATTATCATTCTCGCGTGCTCCACCTTCAGGTGCTGCGAGTTTGTTTACTTGCTGGGTGATTTTCTCGAGACTAGTCTTTGAAGACTTTTTGAGATTAGAAAATGACATAGTGTACTCCTTGTATAAAACGTATGTAAATGTATATTAGTTTATCCACCTTCTGCATAATATAATTATATGCCAACCGACAAATTAAGTCAACGCTTAAAATGATCAATCAGTATACCTTTATATTTATCATCAAACTCGACAAATGGAGCAAGTTTTTGCAACTTATTTTTCTCCTCTTGCCATACAATACAGCTCTTCAAATTCTTTGTCCAGTATCCAAAGAACCGTTGTATCTTATTAATTGTGATTAATGTCTCAGCACTTATCTCTTTGGAGAGATATTTCTTAAAAAGGATCGGATGTTGGTTATCCGTTACCTTCAGCGATTCAATCAGGTTATCAATCTTGTCTAAATCATTTTTAAAGACATAGGACATTGACTGCCTTCTCATTAACCAGTCCCTATATGCTTTTTCTGCGACTTGCTCGTTTACCAAATCACCAACCCACCTATCACCATTGACAAAGTTAGCAACAAGGAATCCAACGATGTCCTTGTGCTTAGCCAGCTTAGAGAAGAAGTATTTATCTGACCGTTTTTCAAAAGTAGCGTAAGATGCTCGTACCTTACCGTTATACTTGAAATAGTCGTATGTTGTTGATTGAAAGTGTCTTTTGAGAGCGCAGTAAACTTTGTACGCTTCGTAATCTGTCATAGGGGCAATTGTGTAGTCTTTGGAAGATAGTTGAGCTTCTCGGCTTCTAGTTGAATCGATGCTTTCAGCTTAGAGTTGTTTCTGATTAATGATGCAGCAGTTTCCACATCGAGTCCCTTTTGCTCACAGAAGTAGATGACAGCATCAATGTACTCCATCTTTCTGGTAAGTACCAGCTTTTCAATCTCTTTTGTGAATTCCACGATACTGACAAAACTTAGGTCTTGAATCATATTATACGAAGAAGATCAAACCAAGCAAAATAGCTTGAATAGCAAAACCTAGACCAATAGTAACAACCATCAGCATATCCTTGATTATAGCGGATCTAACGAAGTATAACAACAACCCTGTCCATACCATAAGAGTAACGTCTAACGGCGGCATACGGTCCGTTACATGCGCCATTACAGCAAAGAATCCAGGTATCGTAGAAGCAATGATACAAATAACACTGATCCATGCTAGTGTATCGGCAGATGTCTTAGAAAACCCATCAAAGAATTCAATCACTACTTGCTTAAATTTATTTAATTTATCCATTTTTTTGTCCGTAGAATATATGACGACCGATTTGAGTTATCTTAGGAAGCTTCCAGTTAGGATTAACATAGTCAGCATGATAGAAGTATGCTTTCTTTAAAGAAGGTAGTCTGAAGTCTTCTAACAATACTTTCTTTGCAACTTCCATTGATTCTTTGTATGCACCGTTATGTCTTACTGTTGGTCCACTTTCGCAATACCAAGAGAACTGACATATCACCTTACCATACACTACATTCTTTTGGTAGACAACATCGCAGATGTCAGATGGATACTTGCCAGATTCGGATCTATTTATTGTTACCTGTGCAACAGCAACCTTGCCTTCAAAAGGTTCAGATGCAGCTTCGAAGTAAATGTTCTTGGCAAGACAGGTTAGTTGTCTTTCCCTCTCCGCCATAGAGATAGGACTATTGAAGTCCCGATCCTGTTTGTACTGTTCTATTTTACTAGATGTAAATTTAGCGATTAAAATTAGTGTAATTGAAAGCAGTAATACTTTCAATGCAATATTGATTGCGCGTACCATTGGTTCTCCTTATTTGTAGAAGGCAGGATGCCCTCTGCACGATCAGATTACTTCTTGGCAGAAGTGTGAGATGTGTGCTTTGTCTCCGAAGGGAGGTTAGAGACGAATCCGTTCAAGGTCTGTGCCTTGCTGATGATATCGTGCTCTGTGGGGTATGGTGGATAGTTTGGATGCTCTGGGATAGATTGTCCGTTCAGCTTGGCTGAATCAACCTTTACGTGCCAGTCCTCACTAAGTCGACTCTTTTCTGAAAAGTAAGAATCGGTTAGCATATCCTTTGCCATTTTGAGTAATTCGAGCCTTATCTCGAAAGGGGTCATGTTTGACATATTGTCTCCTGTGTTGTGTGTGAGTGGCTGGTTATTCGCTATGCGGGAAACCAACCAAAACCTTGTATTATTTATCTGCTAGCAATGTACATGGTAATTTCGAACCCAAATCTCATATCGCTTGCTGCTGGTGTAGACCATTGTTTCATTTTGTTTCCTTAAAAACTGTTGCCGATTGCAACCATAATTATATATTAGAAAGTATGTTTGTTTCAACTAATGAAAATCATTAAACTATCATAATTTAATACTCTACAATAACAATACCTTGAAAGCCACCCCCGCCGCCTGTAGAATTAAAGGGAGTACCTTCACCTATATTACCACCTGCGCCACCCTTGCCACCACCATGGAACCTGTTGAATGGTCCAGCACCCGGCTGCCCAGCTGTCCCTGGGGGTGACCCAGCTCCGCCTTGTCCGCCAGTCCCACCAGTTCCTTGATAGGGAGCAGTGAGTCCAGCAGCACCGCCACCTCCACCACCTGACTGGCCACCTATATTTGGTGGGTTGAACCCTCTTCCACCGGCTCCTCCATTGATGCCGCTAGCTGCTTGTCCTACTACAAATGTACCGGTTCCACCTCCGCCACCACCACCAGCCCCTACAGTGACAGGAACCGATGTTACTGGAAACGGAGCATTGAGTACCGTAACACCAACTCCACCTGCGTTTGATCCGTCGTAAAGACTATCTTCAAGAAATTGAGTGGGAGAACCACTAGCCGGGACTATATGCGCAAGCTTACCACCAGAACCATATTTACTAGCAAACACATCGCTCAAAGTAGATCCCGGTGCAGCTCCTCTAGCTGAAACTGTGCCGCCGGTTGAGGTAGCGTAAGATCCGAATGATGAAGTCCCACCAGATGCGCCAGCCGGTCCACTATAACCAGTACCAGTAGTATTCCATGCAGGCGACCCAGCACCACCACCAATTACTGTCACCTTGACTCTCGTTGTAGTAGGAGGAATACTGAACGTACCCGGTTCAGTAAATACCTGTATCTGAGGAACTGAAGGAATTGATGCAGTTGTTTGAATGGTTGCATCGCTGAATGTTAAACCCTGAGATCCTACTGTTACTGCATTTGCTGAAAGAGCCGGTGCTGTGATTCCTGTGTTTGCGTTAACTATTATTGGCATTTATCGTGTACCTTTTTTATTTTAATCATGAGCAACTGGATACAGGTTAATTGTCTACAGAAGTTTCTGGAACTGGAATTGGTTTAAAAGTTCCGTTTGATGGATCGTACCAGAATTGATCTGCTATGATATCATCCGTGCATTTTACCCATAGTAAAGGT